ACGGTCAGAACCAAACCAGCTATTAAAAACATATTTTTATTCAATGCCCTAGTTCTCATATTCCCTTAGAGAAAACAATGGAAATAGATTGACAAACTATGTATAAATCTTTGAATCAAAAGATCTATAATAATTAATAGATAAACAAAGAGTAAAATGAACATAATTAAAAACAAACAAAGTAACAATCCTAATAGGAAAAAACAAATAACAAAGAAAAAATAAAAACTACAAACATCAAAGAACAAACAATGGAAATGCAAAAAATTTACATCGTGAAGAATGGTATCTCCAAAACTGTGGATATCCCTGTCATATCTAATACTGATATGCCTGATGATCCTTCTGTTTGGTTGAAGCAATCCCATAATGTTACTCTAAATGTGAAGAAATCTCCTAAAGTACTGAATGAACTTCAGCTTAGGAGAATAATTTGCAATGGAATCAAGGAAAAATTGAACTTAGATACTGTAATATATTATCTGGTTCACTTCTATTTAAAGGAGTTCTCTTTCACTCCCATGATTGATTGGAAAATTAACAAGGATATAACTTTTACTGCAAATATAAAGTATACCATGGCCCAAGCTCTTGAAATCCGAGAAGAAGATGAAGTTCTGGATACTGGCGACTGGGCTGAATCAGGCGAACCAACTTACACCCAACTAGGCTTAATAGGTATACTATTGTCAGTTTATCGTTATAATAATGTGAGCAGAGGACAACTTGGAAACTATCAAGAAAATCTCAAAAAATCAATGGCCACTCTGCTAATGGGGGAACCTTTCAATGTTGAGCTATATCCTGATAATATTGTGTCTAACTCATCATGGTTAAACAACAAAAATTATAAAATGATATGTGCTATTTCGGATATGTTCTTCAATAAATTTCCTACTGAGGAAATTTCCAAATTGAAGATCACTACAGTATCCGCACGATACAAGGATTGTGCAATAATCAGTGACATTAATCATGCTAAAAAAATCTTTTCAATGACAGATGCGGAATTCTATCCCACCCTATTGGAACCATCAATTACTAATGAAATGGTTAATTATTTAGAAAAATTGTCCAAATTACCAATTGAATATGCTATTGTACCATATGTTAAGGAATTAGGAGGCATGAACAAATCACCATTTTCTGCTCTTATGAGCCCGAACACTCATAATTATATACATATGGTCGGTGGATATCATGGTTATCAGAGATCCATAAACTCGAGATTGTTTGAGGATTCTAATCTACCAGCTGTCAGCAAATATGCGGTCAACATTGCATTCAAAATAAGAGATAATTTAGAATTGATGCCAGTGTTTGCTACAAATGATCGTGATAGGCAAAACTTCATCGAGAACTCATTGAGGCGTGGTGTTGAAAGTGGAGCTTTAACTCCTCAAAGCATTGGGGCTGCCATGGTTCAATATATAGAAGACAAAGAATATCAAGCAGAGGTCGATTCTTGGGCCAGAGAGAAGGCCAGTAAGATAATAGATCCTAGGGAAGGATCTGTAGGTAGGTATTTGGTAACCTTATACGGAACAGTTTATTAAAAAAACTCAACAAACCTAAAAAAACTATAATTTAAAATTATGTCAAATCCCAAAGTTTGTGATGATCTTTTCAACTCTAGGAGAATGTTGGCACAGATAGATGTATCTGCCTTTGATATATCTAAACAAATCTCAGAAGATTATGGTACCACAAGAGGAACTGATGAGTTAAATGATATAGAATATGAAGAAAATGAAGAAAAGAAAGGACTAGAAAATGATAAAACAAAAACTTTAACAGGAGATGAGATAATGACTCCTAATATATTTTCTAGAATGATTAATACTCCTCTTGAAAAAGCTAACCTTGAATTATCAGAGACCAAATGTAGAAACAACAAGCCATGTGTAGAGCCTAGACAAGTCACTTTTAACACAGGGAGGTCCACAGAATCAAATGATGGAAACAAATCATATGAAGAAGGATATTTGAGAGCCATATGGGACATTAATAATCTATTGTCTAAAGAAAATTTTAAAATGGAAATCACAAGAGATCCTAAAGGATCATTGACAATTAAGAAGACAAATGACTCAGGAAATGTAGAAAAATGTATAGAGCTGGCTAAGAGTGATGAGTCGAGTTGCTCATATAAAACTGAAATTGATCAGGATATATCATTCACTGATTCAGAATCTTGTGGCGTATACCCACCTTTACATTATGATCTTATGTTTGGAGGAAAAGTAGAAATTAATGTAAAAGTATTAGTTGAAGAGTTGAAATCTTCAAATATGGATAAGGATGATTTGAAGATAGTGATTCAGTTGATAGATAACAATTTAGAGAATAAGAACGCTAAAGACATACTTAAGTATATTAAACATTCTAAGCAGTATGGAAAAATTGTCTATCAAGTTGCCCGCAAATACAAGATTTGATCAATATTCGAAAAAAACTCAACAAACCTACAAAGATAAGGCAATATCAATATAATTAAATAATCGGATTGCAACAAGTATTTATATTTCTCAACTCTTATCCATCAGCACACTGGTTTACAATAGAATCAAATCAAATATCTACAAAATGTTAGCCAACCAATTTATCATGAATAACAAATATGTCTTCAAGACATTTAGGATCAGATATGAAGCATCTTTTAAAGAATTACCTCCCCACTCTGACTTCAAACCAATTTTAGATATCTATGATGGAAAGATTAAATTCTATGAGGTATTCACGTTTATCATCAACTATTTATTACACTTACAGATCAGAAATAAAGTGATGAGGAGTCATGATTCAACGTTCGTCATGTGTTTTCCAGTTGATGAAACATGGACTTACCGAAGAGATGATATTTATTCATTTCATAAAGATATCCAAATGGTAGTAGGTTGTGAAGTTAGGGAGTTAAGGTTGAGGGTCATCATAGACATGAACACCAATAACTTACCAAGGAGTCGTCTTGTGAGAGATGTCTTGAGGAAAACTTTGTCAAGATTATACGATCCTGCAATATCATCAAAGATGTATGAAGTGATTAAGAGACAGAATGAATGTTGAAAAAAACTCAAAATATAGTCATATTATAATAAGAAATATCATAATATACAAAAATAAGCAACAAACCTAGATGACAGATGATAAAATAAGCTTATCAAAATATAAATTTTTTATTTGTTTATTATAACACATATCATTAAAAGATTAAGGTGTACAAATATAATATACAATAATTTTCAATATGATTGCTCATAAACTTATACTACCGTTAGTAATATTGACATCCTTCCAACGGATAAAAAGAGAAGATATTACATGTCCTGTCTATAATCACAAAAATGTTAATGTCTCTTCTCAGTCATTATTACAATTTGATATGAGACAAGTATCATTCAATAGTGGAGAAGAAATTATTAATCATAATCCATTAGTAACAGGATATTTGTGTCGTAAGTTGAGTTATGAGACATCATGTTATGCAAACTTGTTCACAAGTAATACCGTAGAATACAAACTGAAGATATTGCCCATAACAAAGAAAGAATGTGCTACTGGTAGTAATTCACAAGTAAAGAGTTTCCCCACTCCGATCTGCAATTGGTCAATGTTTGGGTCTAATACCGTCAAAGAGACTAAACAATATATTGAGTATGAACAAAGATCTTACAAATTAGATATGGTATCTGGGAAACTCAAACATGTTGAGGAGATATTTGACAAATGCTATGAAGAGTATTGTGTGTTAAAAGATAATTCGGGATATTGGATTAGAGATGATCAGGATGAGAAAAAGTATTGTCCCAAGTTGGAAGATCAAAAAATTCCGGCTAAATTGAAAGTCATAGATCAATTTGAATACCTAGAGGTGGCACAACATATCTATGATATGCAAGAGTTATGTGCATTAGAAGTATGTGGAAACATGCTGATTCACATTCCAGATATTGGCAACTTTATTGGAGATGACCGATTCATGAAAAAACTAAAGAAATGTAAGAGTTTACCATCTCTGCGAAATGCTATCGAAAATAACTCTGAAGATATTACGGGCAACGAAAAGTGTTTAGATTTCAGGTTAAAGATGTTGGGAAATCCTGATAAATCAATTAAATATCATGATATAAGGAATTTACATCCTAGAAGCCCAGGCATTAATAGAGTATATAGACTTGGTGAAAATAACACTTTGGAATCAGCGATAGCTTATTACGGCTCTACAGGCCTAGATAAGATAAGTAAAAAATTAAATTACTGGGTGAATTGTACAGAAGACAAAGTTTGTTCGTATAATGGGTATATGGGTAAAGACAAACTTCATTTAAGAAGCAAATTAGACAGTGAGACATACCAAGACATATTTGAAGTGGATGATGAATTGATAGTATACCAACCTACAAGAAATATATCAGAATCATTTTACAAAGACGTAATCCATTATGAGTTGCTCGATAAAATGACCCAAAATTTCTCTATCTTTAACTCTAATTATTATTCTAAGATTATCTATGCACTACTAATCATTCTTGCAGTGTTTTTTATATATAAGATAATGAAACTGTTAACTCTTAGATGTTTTAAAAATCAGTCAAAATTTGGTAAATTTTATCAGATTAGTACTAATAAAAGTCAAGAGTTAGATATGATGAGAAAAGATATATCACAGTGGAAATAAACTTAACAATCCTAATGAATAATAAACAAAGATATAGTAATATCAAAAAAACTCAAAGAAACTGGTAATGGATTCATTGACTATATTATCGATAATTGAGATATTCTTCTTGATAGTAATAATAATATTGTTAATATATAGGATTTATATAGATAAAAATTATTTCAAACATTGGAAATCTTACATTGCTAGTATGTATAGCAAGCTTAATAATACGATCAATAATCAAAGATACAAAAAAGATGATTGTCACGAAAGTGATAGATTGACGGTATCTAAATGGGTATGAAAAAAACTCAACAAACCTAGAACTTTGTTTAACATCATAGTCTGGAAATAAATTAACTTATAATTATAAATCATGGATTTATTTGAGTATGATGAATCGAACGGTTGGGATGATCTGTCTTTGGACAATGAGTTGGAATGGGATGATAATATTATACACCATAAAAGAAAGACGAAAGGCAAAATTGATACACCATTAGTTAATGATGATTATAACTTGAATTCACCTATTATGCCTGACATTATAGATGGTCTATATAATTATTTCTCTAATGGGATATTGCCATCTCATCATTCATCTCATATAGGGAAAATTATTAAGAGTTTCTTAGGTCATTCAATTAAATTCCGAGAGTCTGGTTCTATACATAAGACATACCATCATGCCTACAATATAATAAAGACTATTGAAAGTAATCCGAGTAACAAAACAAAGAAATTTGTAAAGGATTGGTCTAACAACTTTCTTGACATAAAAGGAGTTATCGATTTATTTGTTGAATCTATCGGCTCTCAAAAATATAATAATTTTATCTTAGAGAATATAACTCTTGATGATGACTTAATAAACCTTCTTGACAAATATCTGGAAATAAACTTTATAATTGAACTAATGGTGCAAGGGAGAGCAAGAGTGAAATACACAAATTATGATAGAAATTGGAAAGTCAAATTGTTGGAAACACCTTCCAAGGAATTAATACAAATAAATACAACTCGATTTAAAGGTATCTTGAATCAGGAAGTGTTAATACTCAGTGAAGAGTATGTTATATATGATAAAAATATCTTGTTGATGATGAAAGATGTAATAATAGGAAGATTCAATACTTTGGTAATCACTAAATTTAACACGGAAGGTAGATATTCAAAAGACTTACCAGACATCTTAAAAAGAATTTTCATCTTAGGAGATCAACATGTTGTGGACTTGGGAAACTCTGCATTCGAAGACTTTACTTTACTGGAACCATTATGCATTAATAGATTCGACTACTTAGCAAATAAAACTAGACCTAATATCAAGAGATATTATAATTTCGAAAAATATTTAATCGATAAGATTACAGATGAGGATTCAAGGAAACAAAAATTTAAACATGTCTTGAAGATGGAAATTGATAATATTGATAATCCGCATGATTTAACTGCGTTATTCGGGTCTTTCAGATTATTTGGTCACCCTGTAATTGAATATGAAGTTGGACTATTAAAAGTTAAAGAGCAAGTGAGAATGAAGAAGAATATAGAGCCTGGGTATCCAAAGAAGCTAGCTAGTGACTTAATGAGAATAGCATTGACTAAACATTACAACAAAAATAACACATGGAATATAATTAACAACGACCATAATAGAGAAATTATTGGCAGTGACAAGTTATTTGATAAATTCAGACCCAACAAAACTGATCTATCAATTATAGGGGATAGATGGGATGAGTTAGAAATAGAACCGATATTTGAAATACCTGAGGATATAGAAGATAGCAATATATTCTCTGATAAAACACATTCACTAGATTTAGATGACATAATAAAATTCAAAAAACGTGATAGTACAAATCCGATCCCGACAAGAAGAGTTCTAAAAACGTATTTAGAAAAAGAGAAGATAAATGCTAGAAAATTTGTGCAAAATGTGGATAAGGAAGGCCTTCCAAAAAAAGCTTTGGTTATTGGTCTGAAGGCAAAGGAGAGAGAACTTAAAAGGTTTGGAAGATTTTTTACTCTTATGACATGGGATCTTAGATTGTATTTTGTAATTTCGGAATATCTGATAAAAAAGGATTTAGTCAAAATGTTTGACGGTTTGACAATGGCTGATAGCTTTGTGGAAGTGATGAATAAAATGTTAAGCAGAACCCGTGGACAAGCACACAACACATATGAAAACATTACATTTGCAAATCATATTGATTACAGTAAGTGGAACAATCATCAAAGGGATGAAGCTGTAGGTCCTGTTTTTTCAGTTATGGATAAATTATATGGATTAAAGAATTTCTTCAGAAGGTCACACCAATTTTTTAAAGATAGCATAATTTACTATCCTGAAAGACCTGAGTATTTCGGTCAAGATAGTGGAGATAATCCCTTCTATTGGGAGGGACAACCTGGAGGTTTTGAAGGGATAAGACAAAAGGGTTGGTCAGTTGTCGGAATATTGTGTCTTTTGAGAGAGACTAGAGATAGAAACACAACAACTGAGTTCCTGGTCCAAGGTGACAATCAGGTAATTTTTAATCATTATAATTTACAAAAGCACCTTAATCCTACTGAATTACAAGAGGAATTAGATCGAATTATCGGAAATAACTCATATATCATAGACAAAATCAAGACTAGCAGTTCAAATCTTGGATTGTTAATTAATGATGATGAAACTCTACAATCAGCAAATTTCTCTTCTTATAGTAAAGTTCCGATTTATAAAGGGAATATATTAAATCTAGAAACTAAAAAATACAATAGAGTAAATGGATTGACCAATGATCAGTTGCCTACATCTAGCAATATAATGTCATCCGTTAATTCTACAGCATTGTCTGTATGTCAGTATGATCCTGTTTGTCGAAATTCAGCTTATTGGCATGGGGTGTTTGGGATATTTGTTATGATGTTATTAGGATTGTGGAATCCAATGGGAGAATTTGCAACAGATACTCTAAGATTTGAAGTTAAACATATATTGAGATGGCTTTATCTTGATCAATGCTTGGGTGGGAGCACAGGAATGTCATTGAGCAGACTATTGATTAGGAGATTTCCTGATCCAATAACAGAATCACTTTCTTTCTATCGATATATGGCCAAGCATTCACAAGTATCAGAAGTTAGAAAATTATTTATTTCTTTTGGTTTTCCGAGGAAAAATAGGGTAACTGATTTTTCATTTAATAAGTTGTTTGAGGATCCAACAGCTCTAAATATTGTGAAAGGTGGTAATATATTATTGATTATAAAAGATCAGGTTAAAAAATCATTAATAAAGATGAGAACTGATATTAAAAATGAAGTACTGCGGAAAGCCTTAGATCAAAGTGTAGAACAGGAGAGATATTTACTGAATTTCTTGAAGACTATAAAGCCGTGTTTTCCCAGATTTATCTCAGATTTCAAGTCTAGCTCAATATGTGGGTATATTGATCAAATAGTTGGATTGGTGCAAAATTCTAGAACAATAAGAAATTTATTCAGTGGAGAATTTGAAAAAAGTATTAAATTAAAAGTTAGAAGATGGGAATTATTGATGTGGAATTCTGTATTTGAAAGGAATATAAATAATCATCAACTGTGGGAATGTTCTAGCAGTCACGCAGATTATTTACGGCAATGGACGTGGGAGAGGGAGATTGTTGGATCTACTATTCCACATCCTTATGAATATCATTCGAAAATTATATTTGATGTCGAGAAACATATTGAAATAGATAGTAAGGACTTGATAACATGTGTTGTCCCGAGAAAATATTCAAGAGATATCAACTGTCTTGGGCACTCCAAGCCGTATCTAGGTTCTAACACAAAAGAATCTACAAGTGTTCTACAGCCTTGGGAAAAGGAGATAACCAATCCAATGTACAGAAAAGCATCGGCACTAAGGAGAGGTATAAATTGGCTAACTAATAGAGACAGCTTATTAAGTAAGAGTATCTATAATAACTTGAGATATATAACCAATGTAGACCTATCAGATGAATTGGAATCCCTCAAGAAAAGACGCTCTGGGACAGCAGAACATCGATATAGGTCGGACCGTCAGAGCAATGGTGGTTTTTGCAACATCTCACCAAATATATTAACTTGGATTATTGTAACTTCCAATCATATGGATGATTTATCAGACACAAATTATGATTTCATGTTCCAAGCTTCAATGATCTATGCCGAAACAATTGGTGCAAGTCTATTATACGATATGAATGTTCTGTATTCATTTGGTATGGGTATATCTTGTTCGAAATGCATACGAGAGATCAAGAATATACAATTAGAGTCACAGTTTGTTTACAACCCTGAATCTATCTTAAAACAATTTTGGTTGAGCAATTTTATATTCACAGAGGTCAAGGAAGCAGATGAAAAATTAGATGATTTATATACTTTTACAGATGATGATTATATAAGAAATATACCTTATTCTGTAGGATTTCATCAGGCATTGGGGTATTTCTTGTCAGTAGAGAAATATCAAGACAATAGAAATATATCGGATTTATTTCCACTAGGTGTTTCAATGAAGATAAGTCCTGGAGAATGGATAACAGGCCTAATCGATGGATTGGTAATTAGTGCTAGTTATAGTGTTTTAAATAATGCAGACTTTGTGAAAGGTAGATTTCCAATATCTATAGTAGGTAACCGAGTACACACATTGGTAACTAAATTGTGTGATGAACCGGCATTTGTCCCCATACTTAATCTGAATAATGTAAGTGTATGGATAACAACTTCATCTAGATTATCTCCTCCCGAATATCCTCCTAGTAATAAAAGTATAATCAGGTGTTTTAAAACACTATTTATGTTTTTATATTCTCTGGATAAAAATAATAGATTTGAGCGTCTTAAATTTTTATATAAATCACTCAAGGTGTTTAATGATTTTGACAATGATTATTTTAAGATAGTATTGCAGATAGGTTTTTTAACATTTGTCAATCTGCAGTCAGAATTACCCAATACTTCGCGTGTAAGAAATATAAATAATGTTAGGAAGCATATTGAAGATTTAAGGGAAGAATCAAATAATAAAGAATTATTTAGGGAAAGATTTGATCGACATTTCAATTATACAGTTAAGATATACATCTTACATAAAGAACTTAGATATGTAGTGGAAAATGATTACGTAAAAATATCTGATAATCTAGAGACTCAAGTGTATCATGATTCAGACGAGAAAGGAGCCAACTGGGTTGATTATGATCAATTAACAGATTTAACTATCAATGTAAAAAAAGAAGATGGAAAAGAATTGCCATTCATATCTGGATTGAGAGTTTACCGAGCTTCCACAGGTGCTCATTATAAAATGAATTTATTACTGAATGAATTGCATCTATCTCCAGAATTCTGTATAGTAGGAGGGGATGGTTCAGGAGGAATGTCTGCTTTAATTTTGAGAAAATATATAAATTGTAAGGTGATATACAATAGCTTATTAGAAGTTAATGAAACAAACTATAGAGGAAGTAATCCAGGGACTCCACAAGCTATCGCATCTTTACCACAGATTTACAAGGATAGATGTTTAAATTTTGAAAAGAATTGGTTGAATCCAAATGATCTAACTAGCATTGACTGTTGGAAATATTTGGTAAGTAAAAACATTAGGGGAAACAGTTTGATAGATTTAATCATATTGGATATGGAAGCAAGAGAGACTGATAAATACAGAGCAATATATGAGAATCTATTAACTAACATATCCAATCTAGATCCAAATGGTGTGGCAATTGTTAAATCATACACTAATATAATGGCAGATATAAATGATATACTGTTGCTATTTCGTAACCGTGGATATAGCATTTTCATTACTAACTCCAAGTACTCTAGTTCATACACAACAGAGGTGTATTTGGTTATTACCAAGAGATCAGTTAACTTGAAGTCTTATAAAAATTATAAGCCTAATATTACTCGTCTAGATTTCTTCAATAATAGCATAGCCGATGATATTCATGAGTTCAAAAGAGGGTTGGAAATAGATGTAAGAAAAATGTATACTAGAATACCTCCCCCTCTTAGGGAATGTTATTCCGTGTATTATCTTGAATATCTGAATGAATTGAAAGTTCAGATAGGTATAGGTGAATCCACAATAGGATTATTTCTACATGGTAAATATAAAGAATATATAGATAAATGTTTGTATTACATGATAATAAATGTTAATTTAGGATTAAGAGAATTATTATCAGATCATCAATTGATCAAGTTAATATGCTGGTATATAGCTTTATTATTATTTATAGCATATAAGACAAAGAATTTCACATTATATAATGATGCTTTGTTCTTAAATAATAACAAATTAGAAATACATATGAATAGGATGTCTAGATTATTTTGTATCAATCAGAAAATGAACATAGATTCTTATCACAAGAATTTGCAGCCAATAAGGGACAATACATATATTAACCTGATGTTAAGAGTTATGATAGGTATGGATTTGAGCATGGATAAAGACCACAATAAAGCCGGTCATTGGACAACTAAAATGAATTCTAATTTAACAGAGGGTTTATGGTAAATAATGTAGTATAGAAAAACTAGTGTATCCTGATTATTGTTTAATAAAATATGAAAAAAACTCATGGATCAATATGTTCTATGATCACAGAATTGCTGTATATTGGTTAATATCTTATAGAATTTTTAGATTTATTTGTTATTATAGAATAATAGCTTCATCATCCTCTGTGAGATGCACTAGAACCATGAGCAAAAGAGAATCGTAAAAGGGTCTGTAATTAGGGATTTAAATGAGGGTTTGGTTCGGACCGT